GTAGTGTCACTTACTATATCTGTAGATACATCAACAAACTCAATCGCATTACCAGAAGAGTTTACCTTAAGTGTTTTGTTTGCAGCACTACCATAGTTAGCTGGTGTGTCAGATAATCCTGTAAATGTAGAACTACCTCCGGAACCACTACCACCGTCATCAGCAATAATAAATGCAGATGAAGAAGCATCATATTTAAGTATTTTGCCGTCAGCTACACCAGAAGTATTTACATCTGATAAAGCGTTTAAAGAACCTAAGTTACCAAGTTTTGTTTTTTCAGCATCTGTAAAAGCGTTGGTATTAGACTCGCCTTCGTATGCAGATTTTATTTCTGCACCAGTCTGGTCTGCTGTAGCACCAGTTTCTATATTATTTAGTTTTGTATGATCTGCGTCTGTAAATACATTAGAATCTGTTGCGGCTTCTACTGCTGCTCTTATCTCTGCATTAGTCTGATCTGCTGTAGCACCAGCTTCTATACCATCTAACTTGCTGTGATCTGCATCTGTAAAAACATTACTATCTGTTGCATTACCAACAAGTGTTTTTATTTCTGCTGCTGTCTGGTCTGCTGTTGCTCCAGTTTCTATTCCTGCTAACTTTGTAAAATTAGCAGAGGACATAGTTCCAGAATTAGAACCACTAGATGCCTGTATTTTTGAACCATCAATTGCTGCCGAAGCATTTACATCAGCATTCACAATCGTGCCATCTTTAATTTTTGCAGATGTTATTGCTCCATCTTTGATGTCAGATTCAATAGTTGTTGAACGTGCTTCGCTAAGACCAAGCCTAGCCATATCATGGATAGCGTTTAGATCTGCTGCTTTAATAGATGATCCAGCAACAAACACGGCTGCTGCGGTATCTACATCTGTTTCTCTATATATATGTACATTTCCAGTTCCTGAAGCAGCTTGTGCTCCGAGAGTAACTGTTGTTCCGCTTACGGTGTATTGACCAGAGCCGGGACTGCTGGCTACATAAGTTTGTAAAGTTCCATCAATTCTTACTTTGATATCACTTGCTTTTAAATATTCAATTGTGATGGCGTAAGAGGTGGCTCCGCCATTTTTAAATTCTTCAGTTGTTTGTACCGCCATGGTATCCACCTATTGTTTATTTAGGCATCTCTAAGATTTTGTCTATCGTGCCTTTGTTTGCTTTTCTGTTTTTTAATTTTTGATCTCTTTCTTCAATGAGCAGCTTTTGGACGTCGTTATCATTTTTAAGACTTGCCCAAGCTCGTTTCTTAGCCTTGTCAAATACTTTTGCGATTCGCTTGTAATGTGGGAATGATCTTGGTTCAACATCGCTCATACCATTTTTCTTGTAGTAGTTCATCTCAGCAAGAGAAATTTGTATCGACTCCTCTGCTGCCATCTTGTCGAAGATTGCTTCTAGGTTTTGCTCACCTATAGCTTTCTGGAACATTGATCTAACTTTTGGACTGTCAGATAAATCTGTTCCATCTGGAGCTGAGTATGTAGAAGTTCTCATGTCATAACCACTGTTAAATAACAACTCTCTTCCGGGTGTGTAATCTATGTTGAAATTCACAGGTGAGAACGCATTAAACATACGAGTAATAAAATCGTGATCTTTAATAGGTCTGCCAGTTAAGATGTCGTATTTAATTGGTAGTGGATCTGCTGCGATATTCTCAGTTATTAAGTTTCTATTTCTAATAGAGTCTTGTATATCAGAACCTAGCTCTCTTGTATAAGGTGTAAGAACTTTTCCTATTTCATTTCTAAGACTAGATAATGGAAGAGTATTGTTCATCAATGAAGCAATAATTCTTTCTTGTTGTCCGGGAGCACCAGAAAATAAATCTACAAATGACTGTAATCCTGCTAAGTAAGATTTACTTGTAGCAGTACCAGCTAATGCCATTGCTAATTTAGATAATCTATCTTCAGCCCATTCTTCACCCATTAACTGTTGGTGATCTCCTATATCTCCTACTAACGCAAGTATCTGGTTGTAAGGTTCAAAGGCATCATAGTTAACCCAGACATTACCAATCTTGATTGTTCTTGGTTTCCATCCAGCATCTAACCATGCTTGTCTTTGTGTTCTATCTGTTGGTCCATTACCATGTAATCCACCACTAAGATATGCCATTGATGCCATACTCAATGCTGCACTACCCATAGCTAATCTTCCGTTCTGGATAGCTTTAGCATTCATAAGATCACGACTATTAAATATGCCGTACTTATTGAGTGATTGGAGATTATCTCCGGGTTTTGCTTTAGCTATCTGGTTAAATTCTTTTACTAAGAAGTTAAATCCGGGAGTATGTTTTGCAGTAAGTGCTAAACCGTTAATACCTGTTCTAGCAAATAGAAAGAATGGTCTAGCCCAAGGTGCTTCGTTAAAAGCTTCACCAAGTTTCGCTGAGAAACCTGTTAAGTCTTGAGTAAGAGTAGCTTCTTTTCTACTATATTCAGCAGCTTTATCAGTGATATTACCGTTAGCATCAAAGATTTCTTTATTAAAATTATCTTCGTACTCTCTAAAGAACTTAGCATCTAGGTTTTGGAAGTTACCATCAGGTAGTTTTTCTGCTGCTTTTAAGAATGCTTTTTCTCTAGCTCTAGCTCTACCAATAATTAATGCGAAAGCATCGTCAGTAGATGCCATGATCTTGGTTGAGTAGGTTAAGAAACTATTGTCATTTAAACTTCTGACCATATTTGCAGTTCTATATAAAGCCTTATCTGTTACATCGCCTCTAGTCTCTGCCCAGTGACCATACATTTGCCATTGGTCATCTAACTTAGTTCTTTCAACATATCTGGTTTTCATAGTAGAGATGTCACCAGCCCAATAAGAATTAAGTTTTCTTTTAAATAATTCAAAAGATTCTGGTATTGCTTCACGCATAGCATTTAATGATGCTAATCCAGCTCTCATAGTTGTACCGTCACCCTTCATTAATCCACCTAAAGCCATAGCCATAGGTCTAGTAAAGGTTGCAGTAGACGTACCTAAGATTGCTCGGACTGCTGTTTTAGGTCCAGATAAAACACTATGAGTAAACATAGATCCCATCTCTCTTAAAAATGCACCAGTCTTTTTAGGATCTCCACCCCATTCACCACCTCTCATCTTGACTCGCATAAACTGGTCAAGATCGTCGAGTGTATGAATATCTTTAGCCATAGAGATACCCTCGAACATAGCTTTAAATATCTCGTCACCTTCATCACCAGTAATATCCAACGCCATACGGAAAGCATCAACACTTTCCTGTACTTGTTTGTCTATCATCTCAGCTTGTAGTTTTGGAGTAATTGTTTTACCCCTCATCTTTCCAAACTGTCGTAGTTGTTGAGATATATCAGCACTAGCCATTTTTCTCATCTGCAAACCAGCTATAAGTTTTTTAACCATCTGCTGTGCAGGACCATCAATATCTTTGATGTCATATATATTTGCTAATTCTCTAGCTGTAACTCCTGCATCTCTAATCTCATTAAATAGAGAAGCATTAATCATATCTATAGCATCAGCATATTCACTAGAAACATAAGAATATAGTGTTTTCTTTCCACTCTTACGTACTAATTTTTCCTTACTAATTTCTTTCCAGAACTCTTCAGGAGTCATGTCAGATGTATTTCTGCCTTCAAATACTGCTTTGTAAGTATCAAGATCCTGTGCATACATTTCATCGAGAGTCTTACCTTGTCTGGCAGCAGTCTCTTGCATCTGCTGAACATAACCTTGACTTCTAAATCTACGTAGTACTTTTTCTATTACTCCTCTAGCTTCCTTTGTTCCTTTTGTAAGTGCAGTGACTTCGGTGTTAGATAGTGAGGAACCAATACTTCCTTCTTCGGAACCTAGTTGTGTTTTCTTTTGTCTTCTAGCTTTGTTAAGAGCTGGACCTGTCTCTAATGAAGTAGTACCACCTTGTGATTTGTTAGCTAGTTTTGGATTCTTACTTGCTCTAAATCCGGGTTCTTTCATTTGAGTAGCAGCTTCTTCTAGTTGCTGTGACTTAACACTTTTTCTTCTAGATTCGATTACCTCTTTTATTCCTTCTTTATTCTTGGATACTCCATATAAAACGC